TAATGGTGTTTATAATGAAATTAAATATTTGCTTAACCAATCATCATAATTTATGACATCCCACATTACTTTTAAAGAATATCTCGCTTCAAAAGAACGGTTGTATGAAGCTATAAAACAAACACCCGTTCGTGTTGTTGAATACAATGTCCAAACTTACTGCAAACTTCCCGTTGGTCCAAATAAAGAAGAGAAAGAATATCTCTCACTCAAGCCAAAACAGGTATTAATCGTTGAGTGGCTTTATACAGATTTTAATAATCCTAGCCCCACTCATGTGATGCTTAAAGATTCAACTCATACATCATCAACATATTGGAGCGGAAAGAAGCTCGAAAAGTGGCTTATGAAAAACACCAAGGAGCGTGTGTAACGAATATGAATTTCGGCCTAATTAAGCAAATCAAAGAAGATGTTGAGATTTTGCATCTTGTAGAGATGAGGTGTTCAAAAATCGAAAAAGATAACACTGTTGTCCTATATGAGAGTGCTCAAAAAATACTTGGAACTATGGCTGCACAGATCGCTGCTGGAAAAAATCCTGCCGCTACTGATAGTAATTTAGTAAACATTGTTGCGGGGTTATTTATTTTATCAGATCCTAATAATATTAAAGGATATAATATTGATGATGTAAACCTAATAAAAATAATCAATCTAACTGGAACAACTCCTAACGCTACACACTATGTTGCCCAAATAGGGGCGCGAGCGCCCTCCCTAGTAACAAATTTAAAGAAGCAGCTAGACAGGTTACCAAATATGGATACAGATGCAAAGCGCAGTCTCATTAATAAATTAAATAAATTACAGTTTGTATTTACCCAATTAAAAGCGAAAACTGAAGCAAAAAACAAAAAACAAACCCAACTTCTGGCAGTGTAAGATAACCACACCCATTTGTCCTCTTTTTCATAAATACTTTATAATAAACTGGAGTAAATTATGGGAACTTTTGACACAAGGAACGATACCCCCCTGCTTTTGAATAAAGAAGCTCTTGATATAACATTAAAATTCGATAGAACAGGGCCAACAACAGGTAGAATTTCCTGGAACATCCCCACTCCTGCAACGGGGTGTGATTCTACTACACAAGCATACTGCGGTATGGTTCTTACACTTGATACTGTTGCAGCAGTAGCAGGATCAGCTCCCCTAGATGGGCAAACATATACGGGAGATCCAACAGGTGATGTAAACTTACATGCTGGAGATAAACTAGGATCAGCATTGGTTGTTGGTGCATTTTATAATGACCGGATAACAACATTTATTGATATTGGTGGCCTTCAACCAAGCAGTGTTTATTATGTTGCTGGCTATCCACACGACTGTGTTAATCGTTACTATACTGTTGGAGTATATGCATATTCTCTTGACTATACCACCAATCCTATCTTACCTGATACCAATGGATATGATATTGTCAAAATTGGAGATGGCACCGGCGTTCAAGGAACAGATTCAACAGGACTAATTCCAAGTACAATTTATCAATTTAAAATTATTATGGATGGAACCACGGAAAATGTTCCTAACGACCCATTTGACTTAAATTCATTTACAACAAAAACGATTGGAACAGAATATACTGTTTCTATAAATGGATCTGATGCTTTAACATATAATGATCTTGTTGTAGCTCTTAATCATGAACTTCAAAAACTACAAAACCCACCCGTAAGCCCAACTGCTCCTAATACAGGCAGTTACTATTGGGATAATGTTAATAAAAAATTATATCAATGGAATGGCAGCGAGAATATCCCACTTGTTGTTACAACTGAGTCGATACAGCCCAATACGCCTTCAGTTGGAAACTATTGGTACGAGCCAACATCTAACATTTTAAAACAATGGAATGGCGTATCATGGGTTACACAAAATGTAATTCAATATTCACATGATCCAAGAACACCAACTTGTAATGATTATTGGTTTACTGGAACGCTTGTGTATTTGTGGAATGGTACAACATGGTGCACGCAAACTGTATTTAATCAAGGCACAGACCCTTCATTGGCTGTTGAGCCACCCTGTGGCACATATTGGTATAATGAAAACACTCAACATTTATATAATTGGAATGTTAATACCAAATTATGGGATGCTATAAATGCAATCGCTTGGAATGTTGATCCAACGACCCCTGTCTCTGGAACATATTGGTTTGATAGTACAACAAATAAATTATTTCAGTTCAATATTCCAACATTGGGCGTTTGGAATGATATAAGTGTTGTAACAATAGTATCTACTATTCAACCCACTGCCCCGGCGTTAAATTCATACTGGTTTAATCCAACCACTGAGGAGCTGAAACAATGTGTTGTTACAACACCAATTACATATACTGATCTTAACGTTCTAGTTTGGGATACCGATCCTATGGTTGGAATGTCGTGTCAATTGTGGTGGAACACTACTAACGACACTCTCCATGTCTGGGATAGTACAACATCTTCCTGGGATTTAGTATCTAATTTTATTTTATCGATCACCGATCCAGCGATGGCTCCTACTCTATCAGTTGGAAGTATGTGGTACAACCCATCTACACAGCTATTGAGCAGGTGGGATGGGGTATCCTGGATTTCTGTGTCGTTTGTGGCATACCCAACAGATCCAACCCTTCCTGCAATAAACGATACTTGGCATAACCCAACAGATACTACATGGAGTGTGTGGAATGGCGCATCATGGGTCTCAATCGACCCAATTGAGGCTGTATTAGATCCTACAGTGCCACTGATTGGTAGTTATTGGTTTAATACACTAACTAATTCTTTAAATCAGTGGAATGGTTCATCCTGGATAACACTTTTGTATAGTACGATGCCACCAGCTCCTGCAACAGGGACAGTATGGTATGATCTAACCAATAATGTTCTTAAAGAATGGAATGGAACATCATGGCAACCGGCTGTGCCACTCGCCCGCGCAGATTTAAATGCTAGCGGAAATCTATTGTTTACAAGCAACACCACAGGACACACTTCAACCATTTTCTTAACAGATATTAGTTTGTTTGCCGCATTACCAAAAGATACAGCACTTCTTGAATCGGTATATGGGGCTGATGGAATAAAAGGACAACCAAGTTATATGCTTCAAGGGGTTGGTACTGATGGTACACCCGATCAACGCCTACACATGGTGGATGAACTTCGAACGCTACTAGGACACCCTACCATTCAAGTTGAACTTTCTAATTATCAACTTGATTTCTGTATTACAAACGCTCTTGAATATCTACGAAGAGAAAGTTCGGCTGCATATAAGCAAGGATATTTCTTTCTGTATACTGTTCCAGGAAAACAATCTTATATTTTAACAAATCGTGGCCTAAGTTTTGATAAAATTGTATCAATTATGGGAGTATATAGAATGGTGTCCGCTTTCTTGAGTACTGTTCAAGGTGCGGGAGCATACGGTCAAATTGTATTGCAGCATTTGTATAACATGGGAACTTTTGATATTTTAAGTTATTTTATGGTAAGTCAATACGTGGAGCAACTTGAACAAATGTTTGCAGCTCGCTTAACGTTTAATTGGGATGAACAAACAAGAACACTAACCTTCCCACATACTTTTGCACGAACAGAAATATTATCAATTGATGCAACAGTTGAACGAACTGAACAAGAGCTTCTTACCGATAGATGGACCAAAAACTGGATCCAAGATTTTGCATTAGCAAATGCTCGAATGATGTTGGCTGAAATCCGTGGCAAGTTTTCAACATTGCCCGGCGCTGGTGGTGGAGTCTCACTTAATGCTGCAGATCTCCGAGCACTAGCAGAAGCTGGGTTCACTCAATGTCAACAGGAACTTGATGACTTTGTTGTTAGCGATATCGAAAAATATGGCATCGGCACTACGTTTGTAATAGGTTAATATGAAAATAAAAGATATAATTATCGAAGGACAACACGAAAAGGAAGTATCAATTCTTTCGTCTGTTGAACAAGATAACCGTATAAGTAAAATGTGATCTGGTGATGGAGATCGATTATTATATTTGTGGACTAAGCAAGGCCATTTAACATTTAAAGAGTTTAAAGAACTACTAAAGGAATACACAAAGGAGTAAAATGAAAAAAAATAATGAAAAGATTATAACTGACCTTTCAAAAAATATTTCTATTATTGAAAATGTTTATGATACATTACACCACGGTGCAATGGGAAAAGCCTTGATACGTAGGAAGCGTGAACATCAAGTAGCCACAATCGTACATAACTTGGGAGCTGCTATTGATAATCTCCGCGACTTAATGTTGGACATTGAAGACGAGAATTAACCTATGACCTGCACCAATAAATTAAATACAAGCTGTCCAGACATTCAGAGCGCCAATCCATGTCAATCATTTCAATTAACTAAATCTAATGATCAATGTGTAATTGATGCTTATGTTAATGAAGCTTTGAATATTGCTGGGGCGGATGTGCATGTATTTAAATTGCTGGGCGTTCATGAACAAAGCAAATTAGTGGATTTAACAGGGCATGGAGTTGGTATATCTGGCGGTGATCTTGCTGGATTCCCCGCATCTAACGCATTTAACGTATTTGCTACTGAATGGCACTCCTTGCAGAAGGGAGCTGGGGTGGTGTCCTCAGCATATATTGGCTATGATTTTGGTGCCATTAAGTTAGAAAATGGCCGTGATCGGTACGGCATTGACACAAGCATAAAATATAAAATTGCAACTATTAAAATCAAGCAGAGTACAAACGCTGCAAACCGAGTAACCAGAATGCGAGTAGAGCGATCTTTCAATGGAAGTGAGTGGTATGGTGTTGCAATTATAGATCTACCAGATGATGCAGCACTAAATACAATATATTTTAAATCTTCAACACATGCCAGATATTGGCGGTTACGGCCAGTTATATTTTCAGGAAGTGTCACAGATTATTGGGGTATTCAAGCTTTGCAGTTTAGCGAGCATGATGCTACAGCTTTAAACAATATACAAGATCCAATATTTCTCGAAAATAGAGATCGAGATTATGCACCTGAAATCGTAACACTTAAGGGATTTTATTCTCTGCTCGATACACAAATAGAGTTGACACGCTTTGGTATTGAATTACCATCACAACAATATGTTTTTCAAATTGGTTTTACATCATGCGTAGCATTGTTGGGCCGCCCAATGGTTATTGGTGATATCATAGAACTGCCTAGTGAAACACAATATGATGCAAATATGAAACCTGTAAGAAAATATCTTGAAGTTACAGATGTGGGCTGGAGTACTGAAGGATACACACCAGGCTGGGTTCCAACCATGCTTCGGGTTATTACACAACCAATGCTAGCATCGCAAGAAACACAAGATATTGTTGGTGACTTGGCAGCAAAAATAGATAGTTCTGGTTTGTTTAATACTGACGATGGTACCAATACTATATATCAAGATATGTCAAGCATATCACAAGAAATAGCACAAGAAGCTAATTCACAACTCCCCGAACGTGGAGCTGATGGTACAGGAACAATTAGGGCATTTGAAGACGCAGAAATTGCATCAGCAGCACAACAAGGAATTGATATTCAAAAGTTAGGACTGAATAAAACAGGACTATATGTTGAAGATGCTATGCCACCAAATGGACTTCCATATACAGAAGGTGATTCATTCCCTACTGCACCAAGTGATGGTGACTACCACCGACTTACTTATGTTGGTGCAGCGTCTGATATTTCGCCCCGCTTGCATAGATACTCCGCGGCTAAAGGCAGATGGGTATATCTCGAAACAGATCGCCGAAAACAATATAACAACACCAAACCAATATTGCAGGAATTTTTATCAAGCCCAAAAAGAATTCCAGCTAACAAAATAAAATAAGGAAAGTGTATGTATTATTATGACGAACAACTCAAGGCCTATATGATCCAATTCATGGCAATTTTTTCGGGCCTCCAGGTTAAAGTAGGAAAAAGTGAAACAGAAGACGAGCGTTTGATATCTGTTCCAATTTATTATGGAAACCGTGATCGTGTGGTTGCACACATTCTTGGCGACAACACACAGAATAAACCTATTAGGTTGCCTACTATGAGTGCATATATGTCGAGGTTGGATATGGCCCCAGAACGTCGCCGGGGTGTCAATGTTTCTCGCCGAAAAACTTACCTACCTTTAGGCGGTTTAATTCCTGACGACATTAAAACAGTTTCACAATATATGCCAAGACCATATTGGGTAAATATGGAACTTCAAATTTATGCGAGCAATACTGATCAACATAATCAAATATTAGAACAGATATTAGTGCTGTTTGATCCAACGCTTGAAATTCAAAAAAATGATGCTCCTTTTGATTGGACACGAATATCCTCTGTTGAGTTAACAGGAATACGCAACGAAAGCAATTATCCTTCTGGATCCAATAATCGTATTATTCAAACGGGGTTAGATTTTAAATTTATCGCCGAGCTTGAGGTTCCAGCAGAGGTTCGAGATCAATATGTTAATGAAATTTTCATCAGAATTGGTAAACTCACCGAGGCAGCCGCGTCAAAAGACCCATATAATATTGTGCAAATGTTGGATGAACAGGGCATAAATTATGAATCCTTGGTTAACGGGAAAGATATAAAAATTACCTAAAATTGGGGCAACAGGTATAAATAATAACAATAATAGTTTAAGGAGTTTCAATTATGGCAAATCTAGTAAGTCCAGGCGTTTCGGTAACAGTTACAGATGAAAGCTTTTTTATTCCTGCAGCAGCTCCAACCGTTCCGTTGTTTTTTATAGCTACAGCAGAAGGAAAGCTACAGCCAGATGGTGTTACGCCAGCCGCTGGAACCTATGAACATGATGTAATTCGCACCGTAACTTCCTTAAAGCAAAGTACCGAACTTTATGGTGTGCCAAAATTCTTGGCGGATGGCTCTGGTAATCAATATCATGGCGACGCCCGCAACGAATATGGAGTATTTGCACTTAATCAATTTCTGGGCGTTGGTAATCGGGCATACGTTGTCCGTGCTAATGTTAATCTGGATAACGACCTCAACAGCATTCGCGATGCCTGGGATGTAGAGATCCAATCTGCCGCTGCTGTATTATCTGGCCTTGCTCAATCTTTGATCGATCAATATAATACAACGAATGGTTATAATAACACCACACCCGCAGTAGCAGGACACCAAGTTGTTAACGTTGGTGGTGCACATGTTGGTACAGATGTAACTGGATTGGTTAGTGGTACAACATATACAGCAACAATTTCAGTCAATGGTGGAGCTCCAGTTGCTATTAGCACACTAGGAAGCGCTGCTGCAACATTTACAGCTCTGCTTGGTGTTATTAACACAGCTTTGGGTGTTTCAGCAACAGCAACTCTATCGGGTGGTAACATTAAAGTCACCTCCGCATTGTTAGGTCCAACATCTTCAATTTCAATTGTTAATACTGGTGCTGATCCATTATTTGCTGCTCCATTAGCTGGCTTTGTAGCTATCAATGCTGCTGTAGCTGGACTGCCATCACCATTTAAAACGACTATAACAGAACCCGAATTTTTGTCATTAGTAGGACAAGCAACTTCTGATTTGTTTGCATCGTATACATTTTCACCTGCTGAAAATGATTTTGTTAACGACCACACATCAACACCATTTAACGTATATGCCATTGGGTATGCTCTCCCAGCCACGGGCACATTCCTGGGGGTAACAGGGGATGCACTGGCGTGGGTTGCAGGCAATTTGGGATCAACACCCAATCACACTACCGAATGGACAACATCAGAAGCTGCAAATACTCTTATTTCATCCGCTGATAACTTTAAATTTACATCAGAATTTCAAACTGATACAGTGTTTACTCTTGGAGCAAATGATGCCGCTCGGCGTGTATCAATCGTAACTGCATTACAAGCATCCATAAACAGTAATACTGACCTTCGTTCAGAAAATTATGAATACAATTTAGTTCTCTGCCCAGGATTCCATGAAGTAATTGATGAATTATTGGCTTTGGTTGTGGACATTAAAGAAGAAGCTCTGGTACTTGCAGATACACCTTTTGATAAGGATCCATCAGCAACGGTTACATGGGCAGGCACTTCAAGCCGTTTCCACACAGCAAACGTTGCTTATTATTACCCACACGGTCTTGCATCAAACCTCGATGGCGTTAATGTAATGTGTGCAGCAAGTGGTATTGCACTGCGAACAATTGCTTATAGTGATAGTGTTAGTGAATTGTGGTTTGCTCCCGCAGGTTTGCGTCGTGGGACAGTATCAGGGGTATCACTGGTGGGATATGTGACAGGAGTGTTGGGCAGTCCAACAACATTCACTGAGGTAGCTCTCAATCAAGGGCAGCGCGATGATTTGTACAAATATTTTACAAATATTAATCCAATTGTATTCTTCCCAGGACAAGGTCTTGTTGTATATGGGAATAAAACATCACCCGCAGCAGCAAGTGCATTGGATCGTATTAATGTTTCTCGACTTATTAAATACATTAGCCGCCAGCTTCGTAAGAATACGATGAGCTTTGTATTTGAACCAAACGATCAACTAACGCGCAACAACTTAAAAGCTGTTGTAGATGGCTTTTTGGGAGATCTGGTTGTTAAGCGTGGTTTGTATGATTTTGTGTCTGTTTGTGATGAATCAAACAATACACCCGACCGTATCGATAGAAATGAACTATATATCGATATTGCCATCAAACCAGTAAAGGCGGCGGAATTTATTTATATCCCAATTAGAGTGGTTTCAACGGGTACACAAATTTAATTATTAATAATAAACCGTAGCTTTCCGCAATCCCAAATACGTAATATATTATTATTATTACAATTTTGGGTTTCGCTGATTTTTGGGTCAAATGATCGTAATAGCTGTTTGAGATTTTTCCGGCGGTAGTTAAATTTATGTATACGGACATGTCCATCAGGCGAATAATAATAATCGGGGGATAATATTTTATCCAAAACAAACCCACACCGTTTATATAAAGAACCATCACTCCATCGCAAATCAGCAAATGATACAATTTTCTTCCTTTTATAATTATTTTCAAAATATTTTAATAATTTGCTGAATCCTCCAACAACCATTTTAGAAGTGGCGTATCTATTTAAATAATATTGGTTTTTTTGTTCAACAAACCCCACTATTGCCACAAGCTCATCTCCGATGATAAGCCCAATATTAATACTAGAAGCACCATTTCCTTGTATGTGGGTTCTTTCAAAAAAAGCAGATTTATCTTTTAATGAAACATTAACAATATTACATTTTCGAGCATATATTTTTTCTCTATTGTCTTTGCCCAAAATTGCTAATATCTTTTGCTCAATAATAATTTGTTTATTAACCCACTCATCTTCATAGATTGTGAGTAATCGGATTCCTATTTTATTGCACAATTGTAATTTTGTTTTATGGTAATTTTTATGTTTCCCGTTTTGTTCACTGTGCCAGTATAGTCCACAATATTCAATTGCAAGATTGTAATCAGGTAAAAATATATCCAACTCATATGGAGGAATGATCGTTCTGGAGTTTTTAATTATTTTAATATTATGTTTTTGTAAAAAGTTCTCAATGTTATTTTGCCCAGTTGATGTAAAATAGTGTTGAGCAGTTAAATGATGTTTGTGTAAGTACTTACCAACAGTTGTGTCATTGATGTTAAGGTCTTGCGCAATTTGTATTAGGGATTTTTTTAATATAAAGTGTTGCTCATATACCCAATTTTTATCATTTAATTGTTCTAAGACTTTGGTAGGAATGTGCTGTTGATTTGTAAAATTTCGATTGTATTTTTTTTGAATGGTTTTTTGTATTTTATCCTTACCATCTTTTGATGCTAGGAAATTCTTACTTCCATATTTTTCTAAATTCGTCTTATTAATTTTTGCACGAACGCTACTACTTTGTAGTGGATAGTCAGTACCAAATTTAATTAGTGATATTTTGCGTTTTTTTTCTTTAACTTCTGGAATTTGTGACACATTATCAACACCATATCGTATTCTTAATTTATCTTTAATTTTAGAATTAATGTTTTTGTTATGCATTGCACAAGTAACGCCATATTTTTTTAAGTTTGTTTTTTTGGTTTTTTCTTTAATAGTAGAATCACTATGTGCACATTTAGAACTACAGTAAATATTATAAGAATTATGTTCCTTTCGCCACTTCACGTAGGCAACCTGACAACTCTTACATTTTGGTATTTTGAATATTTGGTTTTCTACATGCCAAATTCTTGTACTAACAAATGCTGATTGGGGCAGAAAAGATGTACAGTTAAGTAACTCGGAATATGCTGGATCAAATTTAAGTACACCCCGTTTTTTAAGTGTTTTGCTTCGTCTAATTAATGCTTGTAGTTTTTTGCTCATTTTTACATCTATAACATAAATAATACATTGGGATAATTATTATACAGGAGTATTTATACTATGGCTACAATTAATGATATAGGTATACCCGGAGTTGGCTCGGGCATTCTGCAACCAAAATTGAAAAACAGATGGCGTGTTACATTTGCCAATCTTGGCGGGGGTGGAGATTCACAACCACTATCAATGCAGGCTATTAGCGTTACTCGTCCACAGCTAACATTTGAAGAGGTTCCACTACATCGTTATAACTCTATTGCATATGTTGCTGGGAAACATAGTTGGAGCCCACTAAGCATTGTTGCACAAGATGATGTTACAGGGTCTGCTGCAAAGGTAATTCAACAGCAAGTATCAAAACAACAGCAATTGATAGGAGCTGGAGCACAGTGGCTTGCAGTCGCTGGTGAAGGATCACTTTACAAATTTGTTACAATTCTCGAAATGATGGATGGTAATGATCAACCAATTGAGCGTTGGACTGTTGAAGGATGTTGGTTCAAAGAAACAAATTGGGATACTGTTGATTATTCATCGAATGACCCTGTGACAGTTACGTTATCAATTCGATATGACCATGCCAGACAAGATATTAATGGATACTCACGAGGTCCAGGCAATGCTCTTGGTGGGGCAGGTCCGTAGAATTCAGGGATAAATTTAACCAGGGATGGTTTTATTTAAAAGAGAGCTTTATTTAAGCTCTCTTTTTTTGTATATTGTAGCCATAAATATAACACAAATGTTTATAAATTAAAATCAATGGAACTTTCTAATGGCTCAAGACCCAAGAACATTTATTTGTGCACCATCTAAAAAAGCAGAGACTAACAGAGCTAAAGACTTCTTTGGTGCTTTGGGAAAAATTGGTGACATTAACGCACTAAATTCAATCGGTGGTGGAGCTATTGGGGCTGGACTACGCACGTTGGCTGGTATATCTGGAGCTATTCGTACAGGTAAGGGGGCATTGCCAACGTCAATCGGTAACACAATTGACGCTGGTGCAAACTGGGTTCTTGACAAAACAATACCAAGTCTTGGTTCAAAAGCTGTCGATATTGTGAAACCATTAAATCCAGGCGTTGCAAATGCGGCTGTTAGTCAAGCCAAACAGATTTTTCAAGATGTAAAACAAGGACATTTTAAAATATCTGATATCCCTAACCGTATTCAAGATTTACAAAACCTTGAGCGATTGGTGCGGGGCATATATACTCCCAAAGATGCGGTGTCTGCAAAAGAAATAGCATGCGAAGTCATTCCATACGCTGATGTACTTGATTACTTTCCTCCCAAACCTAAGTTTTTATTTGCCCTTGAGTTTACTCCAATAGCACAGTATCAAGATTTTTTTAATAAACAAATTAACGGAAACTGGATAGTAATCCCGAATTTGGTTAAACAATTTAAGCGTCCTTCTTTTGAAGTAGAAATTGAAGAAGTTAATATGTACAATTTTAAGACAAGGATCGAAACGAACGTTAAATTTCTACCCATTGATCTTGATATCATTGATGATACAAAGAATAATGCCCTGAAATTTTTTCAAGCATATATCAATGCACTTAGTCCACTAACAAATGTTTCAAGT